ATGGATGTAGAGGTCGCAGCCGTAGAGGTTGATGATCATTTAAATGACGAGGAAGATGAAACACTCTATCCAATGTCGCAACCCCTCCCTGCAATTATGAAGAAACAAAAAATAGTTTTTGCAGTTTAACAAAATGGATACCCGATTAGTCGGACCCATAAGGAGCAATTATGCAGAAGAAGCAAAAGTATAGCCGTATGCCTGAAGAAGATAATGAGTTGACCTACTCACAGGAAGTACTGGCAGAACAACAACCAACTGAGGAATTAAATGCTGAAGAAGAAAGTTATAAAAAACGCTATCAAGACATTCAGCGCCACATTCAAGAAGTACGCAATCAAAAGGATCAAGAAGTTGCAAATATTAAAAAACAACTTGATGCAGCAACTAGGAAACAAATTAAGTTCCCTAAAACTGACGAAGAGGTTGAAGCGTGGAGTAAACGGTATCCTGATGTTGCCAAAATCGTTGATACTATTGCTCAAAAACGCGCTAATGAAGCCCTACGAATTGGTGAAGAGCGCCTTGCTAAAGTTGAACAATTTGAGAAAAAAGTAAATAGACAATCTGCAGAACAGGTTCTTTCTCAAAAGCATCCAGACTATATGGAAATAAAGAAAGACCCTAAGTTTCACGAATGGGTTGCTTTACAGCATAGCACTATTCAAGATTCTGTATATAAGAACAATACAGATGCATCATGGGCCGCAAGTACAATTGATCTCTACAAAGCCCAGATGGGCAAAAAAAAGAAATCTAACGGTGCGGCACAGTCTGTAGGAAGAACTTCTAGTACCACTCCTTCTTCAGGACAGGGAATGAAGTTTTCTGAAAGTCTTGTACAGGCTATGTCTGACCGTGAATACGCTGCAAACGAAGAAGCCATAGAAGAAGCAATTCGGACAGGCAAATTTGCTTATGACATATCGGGGGCTGCAAGATAGTAATTAACTATTGTATAATAATTCCCACTGTGTTATAATGTAGTTGTAATATGATTTGCAGGACACCACTCTGTAGTGGTATACCCTGCCCCTTCCAGATAATTATAACAAGGTATACCAGATCAAAGAGGACCACAAAGTTTCGTGATACCCTCAATTAGTCTGCCACTAAGTTAGTCTTATCTGATCTAGCTACCTCTTCCTGTAAAGGACATAGGAGAGGTGTATTTAAAAGCCATTTCATATAGGAGAACAAACAATGGCATTCGCACAAGCATCGGGCTATACCAATCTTAATTCAGGTAACTTCAGCCCAGTAATCTATAGCAAAAAGGTCCAAAAGGCCTTTAGAACGGCATCTGTTGTAGATGCAGTAACTAACACAGATTATTCCGGGGAGATAGCTAACTTCGGGGACTCTGTTAAAATAATTAAAGAGCCAGATATCACAATTACAACATACGAGCGTGGTACTACTCTAGCAACTCAAGACCTCACAGACGCTGATTTCACTATGGTCGTTAACCAAGCAAACTACTTCCAGTTCGCAATTGACGATATTGAAGAAGCACACAGCCATGTTTCTTTTGGTGACTTGGCTAGTGACCGTGCAGGTTATAAATTGCGTGATACATTTGACTCAGAAGTCTTGCATCATATGGCAGGTTTTACTGGGGCAGGTGCAAGACGTACTTCACTTGAAACAGGAAGCACCAAAGCAGACAGCAATGCCGATAATGACGAATTGTTACCTGCTAACAAATTAGATATCACTGACTTTGGTGGTTCTGATATTGGTGGTGCAGCAGAAATCACATCTATCCCAATCGCTGCAGGTGGCGGTGCAGGTGGTATTACTTCACCACTAGCAATCCTAAACCGTATTGCACGACAAATGGATCAGGCTGCAGTAGACACTGATTCAAGATGGTGTGTGGTTGACCCTGTGTTTGCAGAAGTATTAATGGATGAAGATTCAAAATTAATTAATGCTGACTTCGGTGGTGGAGATGAGCTACGAAACGGACGTATGCCCGGACAACTTCGTGGGTTCACAATCTACAAATCCAACAACCTACCTTCACTAGGTACAGGTGCAGGAACTGCAGCATCAGCAGGTTCAGAAACTAACATGAGTTTCCTAGTGGCAGGACATTCATCTGCAGTAGCAACAGCGGAACAGATCGCTAAAACAGAGACTTTCCGTTCACCTACAACCTTCGCAGATATTGTTCGTGGAATGCAGTTATATGGAAGGAAAATACTCCGTCCAGAAGCTCTATTCACAGCCGCTTACAACTTAGCGTAAGTTATACAATATTATGGGGGGCAGGTGAACTCTTGCCCCTCAACTAAATGTACTTAGGAATTTTGTATGCCCTCTACCTATATAGACCTATCAAATAAAACTTTGCGAAGGCTGAATGAGGTAGAGATACCCGTTTCAGACTTTCTTACTGTACGAGGGGTACAGGCTTTAGTTAAAGATGCAGTCAGGGCTGCAATTGCAAAAGTCAATCAGGCAGAATTTGAATGGCCTTTTAATGCTGCAGAGTTCACACAAACTCTAGTAGCAGGTCAATCAGAATACTCTTGGCCTACAGCTTTTAAAAAGGCTGATTGGAATACATTTCAGATTATAAAAGACGAATCCCTTAATACGGGATTTACTACTTTAAAGTATATGGAACGAGATGAGTGGTACGCCACTAGAAGAGATGCAGACTATGACGCAGGTAATGCAGGAGTAGGTGTACCAGAATATGTATTTGCTTCTCATGGTACAGGATTTGGAGTAACCCCCTCTCCTAACGCAGCTTTTCAAGTAAGATTTAGATACTTTCTTAACTATACAGATTTAACTGCAGCTACTGACATAACTAGAATACCAGAAAGTTTTGACAATGTTATAGTAGATGGCGCACTTTATCATATGTATATGTTTAAAGATAATGTAGAGGCGGCTCAAATTGCGTTTCAAGCATTTATGAGTGGACTAAAAGATTTACAAACCTTATTTATCAATAACTATGAGTATGTACGGGATACAAGGGTAAGGTTCTAATGGCAGACCAGATACAGTCATACAAGCTAGTATGTTCTGGTGGCCTTAATAGTAATGAGAACCACTTAGAATTATCAGATAAGTTTTCAGGTTCTGCTACTAGACTTGTTAATTATGAGCCTTCTCTTTATGGGGGATATCGTAGAGTAGAAGGATATGAGGTATTAGGTGGAATTGACTCTACTGTAGGTGGGTCAAATGGAGAAGGCAAAGTATTAGGGGTATTTGTTTATCAAAATGAACAATATGGAAATCCTTATATAATTGCCGCAAGAAAAGACGCAGGAGCTAACACATATTCTTACTACAAGTTTTTAGATAATGTAGGATGGCAAGTATTTGCCACAGGACTTACCCTAAGTCACACAGTAAGTAGCAGGTCTGTAGAAAAAGTAAGAGGTGTAGGATTTTCGTTAGATAGCGTTAATTATATGGCGTTTGCTGACGGGGTGAATAATGGAATACTATTTGATGGATTAAACTGGACTTTTGTAAGCCCCTCTAATACAGGACAATCTTTTGCTCAAGCAGGTGGAGCGCAGGTTGTAGCCGCACCAAGCCTAGTAGACTTTTTTAATAACTCTTTATGGTTTGCAGGGGACAGCGCATTTCCTACTAAGATATCGGTTAGTGCAAAAGGTGGTGGTGGTAACATACTTGATTTTGCTACTACTAGCCCAACTCAAAAAAATCTAGCTCAACAGTTTGAGGCTCCATTTAAAGTAGTTCAAATAAAGCCCTTTAGAAATGATTTGTTTATATTTGGGGCTAACGCTATACAGAAAGCTTTTCAAGGTGAATTTTTATATGACACCGAAGACGTAACTAAAAACGTAGGATGTATAGCAAGAGACAGCGTAGTTGAGATTGGTGGAGATTTATTATTTCTTGCACCAGATGGATTTAGACCAGTAGCAGGGACCTCTAGAATTGGAGATGTTGAGTTAGAGTCCGTAAGTAAACCAATACAAGTCTTGCTTAAAACTCTAATAGAGAGACAAACCTCAGATAATATTAGTTCTTGTGTTATAAGAAGTAAGTCTCAAGTAAGATTTTTTATTGGTGATCCTAATATAAATGTAGAAAACTCATTTGGTATTATTGGGGGGTTGTATGACAAAGATGGATCAATTAAGTGGTCTTACGGAGAACTTCTTGGTATTAGAGCTTCATGTGCTACAAGTGAATATATAAATACTATAGAACACGTTTTACATGGAGACTTTGACGGAAAAGTTTACAGACAAGAAAGAGGAACTAGTTTTAAAGGTTCTAATATTCTTAGTGTATATGAAACTCCGTTTTTAGATTTTGGAGATACTGAACAAAGGAAAGTAATTAGAAAACTAAATACTTTTATTAGGGCAGAAGGTCCTGTAGAATTATTCTTAACACTCTCATATGATTGGGGAGATAACGCAGCCTTGACCCCATCTACTTATTCACAAGAAAGTGAAGGCGGTCAGGTAAAATATGCAGGTCTTAATATAGACTATGGTGCAGCCAATGTTTTATATGGTGGTAACTCTAAGCCTATAATGACCACAGATGTACAAGGAAGTGGGTTTGCCGTGAGCGCGACTTTTGTAACAATAGGACAATCAGAACCTTTCTCTATTCAAGGATTGGTTTATGAGTTTAGTACTGCAGGGAGAAGATAATGACAGGTTATACAAGACAATCCATAGCCAGTATTATCAATGGTAGTAATATTACTGCCCCACCATTAAATGCAGAATTTGATCAATTATTAGCAGCCTTTCATGCATCTACTGGGCATAGTCACGATGGTACTTCTGCAGGAGCAGGTCCTAAAATAAATTTAGCTACCTCTGTTTCTGGGTTACTTCCTGCAGTTAATGGTGGTTCTGGTGGCGCTAATAAATTAGATGCTACATCAAACCCAACTATAGCAAATGATAGCAGTCAAAACTATGCAGTAGGCTCTGTTTGGATAAATGTAAGTGCTGATAAGATATTTATTTGTGTAGATAACACAAGCAATGCCGCACAGTGGAGACAGATAGTAGCTAATGATGGTTTAAAGATTGTCCCTGAAACTACTAATACAATAGATATTGGTAGTAGTACTCTACAATATAAAGACCTACACCTAGCAGGTAATGCCTTGGTTGGTGGCACTCTAGGAGTTACAGGCCTAAGCACTCTAGCTTCTCTAAACTCTACCACCTCTACTTTAGGCTCAGTGACTGTAGGAGGTGCAGGTAATAACGGCTCTATCAATGGCGTTGTAATCGGTAGCACAAACCCAACTGGGATAACTGGCACTACAATTACTGCAAATAATGGCTTTTCTGGTAATCTTACAGGGGATGTATCAGGTAATGTAACAGCAAACTCTGGTACATCTTCTTTTACTAATATTAGTGCATCAGGAACTATTACAGGCGCAGTTTCAGGGGATGTATCAGGTGATGTTACTTCTTCAGGCACTTCTACATTTAATAATGTAACTGTCTCAGGCACATTGAATATGGACGGTGGTACAACTGCTACTATTCAGAACTTATCTGCACCAGTAAATCCAAATGATGCCGCCCGAAAAACGGATGTAGATACAGCCGTAGCTAACCTAGTAGATACTGCCCCTGCAGCCTTAGACACCCTAAATGAATTAGCTGCAGCAATTAATGACGATGCAAACTTTTCTACTACGATTACTAACAGTATAGCTACAAAGTTACCTCTGGCAGGGGGTACAATGTCTGGAGCTATCGATATGGGTACGTCTAAGGTTACCAATGCAGGTGATCCAACAAATGCCCAAGACCTTTCGACAAAGAATTATACTGATACGCAAGATGCATCAAAGCTAAACCTATCAGGTGGAACAATGTCTGGTAGTATAGCAATGGGGAATAACCCTATTACTGGGCTACCTACCCCTCTTAACAATGATCAGGCAACTAGCAAGGCGTATGTAGACGGTATTCTTGGATCAGCAAATAATGCTTCAGCTTCCGCTACTGCAGCCGCAAACTCAGCGGCAGCGGCTTTGGCAAGTGAAAATGCAGCGGCAGGTCATGCTAGTACAGCGGCTACATCAATTGCTACCGCACAACAGTTTCTAGATACTTACTTTGTATCACCAAATGCTCCAACAGGCACAAATGTAACGCTAGGAGATTTATGGTTCGACACAACCGCAAATCAGATGAAAGTTTTTGGATCAGGTGGATTTCAAAGCGCAGGTAGCTCTGTAAACGGAACGGCTGAACGTAAAGATTACACTGTTGGAACTAGTTCAGGCAGTTACAACGGATCACTGACTACGTTCCCTGCAGTATACGATCCAAATTTTTGTGATGTATATTTAAACGGGATAAAATTAACACCTTCAGATTTTACCGCAACAGATGGAGCCAATGTGGTCTTGGCCTCTGCAGCGGCTACAGGGGATTCAATTTCTATTGTCTCCTTCGGAACCTTCTCCTTGGCAGACCACTACAACAAAACACAGGTCGATGCGTTCATCGATGATGTGGAAACTCTAGCATTGGCAGGAATTTAAAATGGCAATTAATACAACAACGGTTGAGAGCAACCTTACCACTAAATTAAATAATACAAGTGGCACAACGGACGCAAAAGAGTTCTTGCTTTTGGGCAAAGCCGTTGAAGCCTTAACTCCATCAGTTACAGTAAATAGTGTTATCTCCGAAGGTACTACTCAGGTAGCAGCGGTAACAGCCGAAGGTACTACTCAAGTAGCAGCCGTTCAAGCGGCTGCAAGTGGTTTTGCGGCGCTAAATGGCGCAACCTTTACGGGCGCAGTTACTATTCCTGATTTAACTGTAACAGGAACAACCACTTCCATAAATACAACTACCTTAGATGTTGCGGATAAAAACATTACAATAGCGGATGGTGCGGCTGATGCGGCAGCGGCCGATGGTGCAGGGATCACAGTAGATGGTGCAGGAGCTACGTTCAATTATTCCAGTACTGGTGACAAGTGGGCAACTAACAAAGGTCTAGCTGTAGGTGGTACATTAGAGATTGAAGAGGTTATCGAAAAGGCAACTATTCTAGGGGGAACAGGTGGCTCTTACTTCATTGATTGTGCAGATCAGGGCGTTGTTTATTTTACACTTAATCAAGCCTCAAATAGTACAATTAATTTTAGAGGAAATGCCACAACATCATTAGATGCTTTACTAGGTGTTGGTCATTCTTTAACGATGGCTTTACTGTATACTCAAGGCACTACAGCCTACTACCCAAGCGCAATTGTTATAGACGGTGTAAACGTAACCCCTAACGTAAAATGGCAGGGCGGTAGCGCACCAACGGCAGGGAATGCTTCTGGTATTGATGTTTATACTTTCACAATAATTAAAACTGCTTCTGCAACTTTCACAGTTTTAGCTTCACTTACTGCATACGCTTAATAGAGGGAAATCATAATGATATTTCCAAAAAAACCTCAGATATTATACGCCCCAATGTTAGCCACTTTTGGCGGTGGGTCTGCTAATGGGTTTAGGTCTAGTGGTGCTAGTGAACTTTATGATTTCAGTGCAGGTCTACACCTTGTTCCAAGGGAAGCAGTAGTAAGGGCAGGTTATGAGCATAGATTTGGTATGTATAACTTTAGTGATTACAGGCCAGATTTGCACCTTCCTAATGGAAGCAGCTACACCGCTCCTTACTTAACCCCCGGTGCAACCACAGCAATAGCCGGTCAAAGTACTTACAATTATATCCATTGGGATAATAATCCAAAGATGATCTGGTGGACTGCGCCCTACACTGGAACATATAATTTTATATGCCGAGGTGCGGCAGGTAGTAGACCTTATAATTACAATAGTAATTGGCTGGGTGGCGCAGGTGCTAATTTAGAAGGCACTTTTGATGCTACTATGGGAGACATTTTCTATATTTGCGTTGGTATGCATCTACCTAATGTAGCTTCAGGCATTAGTCATCATACTCATGGGCATGGCGGTGGTGGGGCAAGTTTTATTGCTAGAGGAACTGCTACTGTTGACACCCCAAATCTGATTGAAAATTATAACGCTGATAATGTTTCTGGTGCTACCCAAGCGCCTGTTGTCGTAGCAGGTGGTGGAGGTGGGGCCGCAGGATACAGTTACGTTTCTGATTCTTATGATGCTTCAGGAACAAACGCATCAATAGAAGTCGGTCTTGGTGGTTCTTATGGTAATAACGGCTACTGGTCAAATTATGGTGCTACTGGCACTTACGGTCATACTCGCCAAGACAAACATAACATGATCGTAAATACTGTGGCAGGTGGTGGTGGACTTGGTGGGGCTTCCACACAACAAAGCAATCTCATAAGCGCACCTTGGTACAATGTAAAAAGATTTTTTGAAGCTAACCCTATTACTGGATCAGGAGGCGGTGGCTCTAGCTTTAATAACGCTAGTGACTATAATGGA